TCCACTATGTACTTGAGTGTTCCCTCGCTCGTCCGCCCAAACCCTACATTCTTCAACTGCGGCTTAAGAAGCCGACTCAATTTACGCTGGTTGCCTTTCGGGACGAGAGTAGTGTACACCGAATGCTCATATTTCAGAGCATCGACACTTACGTGCTGATCAAACCTCACGGCGTCTGCTCCAATCGCAGCTGGCTCGTCGAATTCATCCCACATCTTGCGCAATTCAAGCGCACTCTCGTTTGCATTCATCCCTTTCAGCACGGTCGATCCACCGTAAATATCCGCAATGCCATGACATATTTTCTTCTCCATTGGCTTAAGGTACCTCCCAACCTCGACGTTATAGCGCGGGGAACGCGGTTGTATAACTCGTGTAGCCGATGTGAGCTTGGCGGTTTTCTCACATTTAGGGAAAGTGCTCATGTAACTGTCACTCATACAGAGTGGCCTCACTGCAAGGCTATCAGCAGCTCGCTGGTAAATCATACGCCGACGGCCCACATACATGTCGACAAATTCTTGTCGAGTCAATGGGCGATCGACACGTACGACCCTCCCTAAGGATTCGCGAAACGCCGAACAACAGTCCTCAAACACATTTCCTGCAGGGGAAGGAGGGGGGCGTGCAATTCCATCGACGACCCGATAGAGCACCCTCTCATACACCCCGCGCAGCAGATTGGGTAGGTCCCCATTGTGCACGCCAAAATTTACTCCTAAACCGAGACCGGACACTCGATATAGTTTCCTTGCCTTATGGCATCCCAGCTCATGCGTAACCTGCCACTTATAAACAGGACCGGATGCGCTAGTAGTGACAGCGCCAATTCCGATGGATGTGGTCACACCCTTACGCAGATCTAGGCAGCCCTAGGTCTTGCGGTACACCAGGTCTTGGCCTGACGTACCTTTCCGGATCCACCTCCGGATGCAGGACCACCCCCAGGGTTGGTCTCCTGCAATTCTCTCGCGCACCGGCACACTCGTCCTGAACGCCTCGGCATCGAGATCATCTTGGGTGGGCACGAATACCAG